AGCGCAGCTTCGCCATCAAGCCAAGTCCCCGCCCCCGAGTCCCCGATAGCCAGCTTCAAGGAATTGTGACACCGTTAATAACCCAGGATGCTGAGGGAAACCCTGTTTTCCCCGATGATAACGCTATAAACGAAGCAATTCAAGCCTTTACCGAAGACAAAGCAGATAACATGACTATAACGGTTGACGATCAGTTGACCGAGGCCCGGTATGACCTTGACCAAAAAGCCGCTCTTGAGAGTGGGGTCAGGTATGGCACCGGTATCGTTAAGGGTCCCCTCACAGAGTCTTATCAAGACATAGAAACAGTCTTCCAGTCAGATACCGGTGGTATCGCAAAAGTAATAAACTTTATGAAATCAATGGTTTCCGGCATTACTCCTCCATCCGGCCAATGGATTCAGCGGGCTGTAACCAAATATCGTCCCGATCCGACAAGTGTTTCGATATGGCGCTGGTACCCGGATTTGAGTACCACTGACCCTGAAAAGCGGTCTTTTGACTTCGAGCTTCACAGTATGACAAAACACGAAATGCAGGACTTATCGGAGCGCGAGGACTTCTTTGGCGATGTAATCAACGAAATTCTTGAAAAGACTCCAAGGGGGAACTATACTCTCAGGAATTGGGAACAACAGCTTCTCAATATGCCGGAGAATAAAACACAAAGTAGCACAAATTCAACCAATTACGAGGTAATTGAGAGAAACGGTTTTGCTGATGGGAATGACTTGTTTGAAGCTGGGTTGGTGGGCGAGGATAAGTCTGGGAAGGAAGTTTTCTGCACTTTCTGGATTTGCGATAAAAAGTGTATCAAAGCCGCTCTTTGGCCGGAAGAGGTTTTCAAGTCTCCATCGGAACTTTACCACCTGTTTTTCTATAAAAAAGACGAAACTTCCCTTATGGGAACGGGGCTTCCCCGTGGTATCCGCGACCGGCAGATGGCGATAAATGCGGGAGAACGGCATCTTTTAGGTCATGCCGCTTGGCTTAGGTCTCCGTGTGGAGAGATTAACCTTGCGAAGTTGACGCAGGACTCAGCGGCCCATGCCCCTAACTTCGGCCCAGACTCATTTCTCGCAAAAGAAGACTTTAGCGGAACATCCGGTAAAATAATGGAACTCTATTACATGCAGGATAATACTTCAAGCCTCATAAATATTCTGAATTTCCAAAGGGCGCAGGGGGATCAGGAGTCTTCTCTTCCATCTACCCTTTTTGGCGCCCCGCCTGTTTCTGATTCTACTGCAAAGAGTGATTCAATCAGGTTTGAAAACCTCCTGGACTTTTTGAAAGACCTGGGCCGGAACTATGATGAAATGAATACCTCGCTCATCAGAGCAATGGTACGATGGAATTTGAAATTTAATCCAGATGAAAATATCAAAGGGGACCTTGAAACAGAAGCTGTCGGTTCAGTACAGTCTTTGATCGAAGCAATGATGATGGAGAATATGGCGTTCTTCTTTCAGTCCGCCCCTGACTGGCTTCAAGCGTATTTGAAAAAAGCAAAAGCCGCGAAACTTATAGCGAAGATCATGTTCAAGGAAACAGACATGACCTATACCGAAGAAGAGGTCGCCGAACAAGCCGCCCCCATGCAGCAGAAACAGGCTGAAATTGAAGCTCTCCAGATGGAGCTACAGACCATCAAGGGCAAACTTGACACAGCTAAAATTAGCGCAACGGAAGCGAAGGTAGAGAAAATTCGCGCTGAACTTCCGTATGGGATAGCGGCGAAAGAACTCGCTAATCAGCAGGCTGTGAAGGATATAGAAAAGACCAATGTTGAAAGCGCGGGGCAACAGGTGGACATTGCACAAAAACTATTGAACCCTTCAGGAGTTAAGCCAAATGCGAAGTAAGCACACGGTCCTCAAAGAAGTTGTTGACAGCACGCCCAATCAAGTGATACAGTTGATGGGAGAACTGATTGATTGCTATATTCAGGAAGCGCGAATATCGAACGATGACGCTTCGGCTGATGATTTCCGTATCAATCAGGGAAGGATACAGCTTGGGAGAACCATGAAATCTGATTTGAAGGTGGCATAATGTACGACAAGGACGCTTGGAAAAAAGAAATTGCGGCAGTCCTTAAAAAGTATGATAAGATTGATGATAAGTTGTCAGGAAGGTTGACATTGGAATTGCATCAGGGGGGAGTAAGAAGTGCGATATTAGAAAAGCGTCTTGATTAAAACATAACGGATTTTTTTTCACCCTCGCAAGAGACAGTGAGAGAACCCATAGATACGAGTTGTTAAGTAATACTTGACAACTTATGTTTATGGGTTTTTTGCATTTGTAGCACCTGAGCCTCACGGCCAGGATATTAAATTTTTGAAGTCGCTGAATCTCAGGATCAGCATAGGAGGCAACATGGTAGAAACATTGGTAGCACCCGAAGTAGCACCGGTAGCAGGTGAATCCCAAATAGATGCTTTTCAGCGGGGATTCGACAAAGGACCGCAACCGGCTGTCATACCGGAAGTTGTAAAGGTTGAGCCGAGCGAGGCGATTAAGCCTCAGCCAGAGGTGAAACCGGCACCGGTTGAAAAAGTTGTTGAGAAGTTGGTGGAATCTACGGAGAAACCCGTAATGCCCGCTCCGGCAACTTTTGAAAAGCAGACACGCGAAGAACGGGTGGACGAAAAGCGTCCCGATGATCCAGCAGCTTTGGCTCATTGGAACCGATGGAAAACGGCGACAGGGCTGGTAGAGAAAGAAAAAGCCCGAGCCACCATGTTGGAAGCAAAGACGCAAACGCTTGAAGCGGAACTTGCGAAGGAGCGAACGGTAAAGACCGTAGCCCCGCCTGCCCCTATTGACGACGTTCTGGACTCCATGGAAGAAAAGTACATGGATGCTTTTACAGAGGGCAATAGGGACGAAGCGAAAAAAATTCGCAGGGAGATAAACGCTCTCAACGCAAAAGAAGTCATGGGAATGATCGGGACGCAGACTACCAAAGCTATAGCGGATGACCGCGCATGGCAGTCTGTAGAGTCAGTGGGAGCGGAGGCTTATAAAAAGTATCCGGCACTCAATATCGACTCGGAGAACGCCGATATGGACGCAATCATTTTTGTTCAGGGGAAAACGCAGTATTACCTGGGACAGAAAATAAGCGGTCCTGAAGCTCTTCGCAAGGCGGTAGAAGACGCTGGCCCTCGATTCTTTCCTGAGACGCAGGAAACAGCAGTATTGGCCGTACCGGAAATAGTCAAATCGCCCATAGACGAAGCCTCATTAAGGTCTATGGCACCGGTACAAGTGAAAAAAACCCCTATCAAGATGGACCAAAAGCCGAAAGGCGACGGTTCATTCTTGGACGGCTTTAACACCGTCAGACAATAAAGGAGAAGTATCATGGCAAACGAATATGGTGATTTAACCCCCCTGGTAGCAGGGTATCGGGCAAAGGAATTTCTTGATCGCGCTCTGCCTTACATGGCATTCGAGCAGTTCGTAACCGGCAAGACGCTTCCTGGCAACTCGACGAAGCAGATCACGTTCCGCCGGTGGGTCGGTAGTTTCAGTTTCGCTACTGACAATATGTACATCACTGAAGGCGTTGTCCCGAACACTCAGGACATTCGCCCTGAAGACGTTTTGCTCACCTTGAGGCAGATGGGTGGCATCTCGAAAATGACCGACGTGGTTGCTGATTGTCATCCTGACGATGTGGGCAAGGAAATGTTTGACATTCTTTCCGAACAAGCCCCTCGCATCGTTGAGCTTGACCGTTTCTACGCTCTTCGCGCTGCGACGAACAAGTGGTACGCGATGGCAACGGATACGGCCAGAACTGACGTGAATGACCCGATTAACACCACGGTGCTTGATAAGGTTATCCGTAACCTTGAGCGCAGTCTGACGGTGAAGATCACCAGACCCTTCAAGACCGACGCTTCTTTCAACACCGAGAACATCAGCCCGTCGTATATCTGCATCGTCCATGTTGATGCAAAGAACGACATCGAAGCCCTGACCGGCGTAACACTGGTCAAGGATTATGCGAAAGCCGCAACGGTTTTCGAGAACGAGGTTGGTCAGTATAAGCAGATTCGGTTCATCACGACCACGATGGCTACCGCGTATGCAAATGGCGGCGCTGCAAAGGGAGCGATGATTTCAACCAGCGGCACACTTGCAGACGTGTATCCCTTCTTCATTTTCGGCCAGAAGGCATGGGATTCCGTGGCATTCAAGGGCGCATTCGCGGTTAAGCCGATGATGATTTCACCGAGCAGCGTCAACCAGGCTAACCCTATGGGTCAGATTGGGTTCGTATCGTGGAAGACCATGCAGGGTACGGTTATCCTTACGG